ATACGATCGAACTCGCTGTTGCTGGCTTTGCTAAGCAAGATCTTGAGATCGAGATCGTAGACGACAAGCTAATCATCAAGGGCAATACCACATCTGGTGAACCTGCAGAGCAGGATTCGAAGGGCGAGTGGACATGGCCTCAGATGCTTCATAACGGGCTTGCAATGCGTCCGTTCACACGCACATTTACTATTGCCGATAACGTAGAGATTCGTGGTGCATCTCTTCTGAATGGTATTCTGAAGATTGCTTTGGAAGCTATTATTCCAGAGCATAAGAAGCCGAAGAAGGTAGAGATTAATACCGACGAAGAATATCCGTCACAAGCTGCCGAATTCTTGGCAGAAGGTAAAACTAAGTAAAAAAGAAGGGGGCGGTTTTGGCCGCCCCCTTTTTATCTTATGCCCAACCGGCGTATTGCTTGGTTTTCTTCAGTCGGTCATCAAGACCGTGTGTTCCACCATTCACTCGCTTCGTGATCTGAGTAATCACAGCGTCGGTTACACCCTTATCTGCGATAGCAAACAGGTTGTTCTTACGGAAGAACCATAGAGCCGATTCAAATGCAAGCTCAGTTGCAACGATGTCTGGGTTTGTCAGAACATCTGGACGACCAACATCTTGTGAGAACTGTGTGTAGTTGCTCTTACCAGTTAACTGGATAGGACCACGACCACGGAACTTCCAACCGTCACCTGACGATTCTGGTCCGTTACCCATGCGGTTTGCATAAACCTTGTTGGCAATCTTTTCTGGCTTACGAGCATATCCCGCAGTCGATGCGATTGTTGGGAAGTACTTCTTAAAGATGCCGTTCAGACCCTTGTCCGAATAGTTCAGGTTCTCTTGGAATACCTTGAAGCCACCTGACTCGTGTGCGCACTGACCAAAGAAGTGAGCAGCCTGGTTGTTGCTTAGTTTGAAGAAGTCTCTTGCAGCCTTATAAGTACCAGGACCCCACTTACCATCGGCAGTAATGCCACACTTAGATTGGAGAGCCGCTAATGCACCAAGACCCGTTGCAGCTGGAGCTGCCTTTTGAGCAGCCGACGGAGTTGGAGCAGCTGCTTGACCAGATGCTTGTTGAGCTGCTGCGCGATATTGACCTGGAAGAGTCGAAGGATCAAAATCCTTTACAGTAGTATATACTGTACCACCCGCCTTTGACTTCGAAGCGATCATACGAAGTTTGCGGTTACCGCCTTCTTTCTTAATCGAAGCGTGAACCCAACCGGAGTTCTTGTCACCGGCAGTATAGAATTCTAGAATGACTTGGTCGAACTCAAGGTTATCAGCAACCCAGTCAGCGACCTTCTTATTATCAACGCCAGGAACTTCGAAGTCGATAGCTTGTCCGTTAACGTGTTGTGATGTCTTAGATCCACCAACAGCTTTGTTTACTAGCGGTGCACGATAAGACGAGTTGATCTGAACAGGCTTGCCGAAGTGGGCACGCACTGGTTCGAGAATCTTTTCGCAGCAGTAACGCATGTTCTCGATATGTTCAGGGGTTGGTGTATTGCTAAGGCCGAGTCTTTTAGCCGTAGGAGAAACAATCATTTCTGCTAGAGAAAAATTTTCCGTCAACTTCATTTTTTAGTTCCTTTTATGTGTACATATTTTCGGGCCCGTGTTATACTTAAGATTGGCCGCAAGGAGACATTATGAATTTCTACACCAATATAACACGGCATAAAGGTAATATTCTGGTTCGGGGAATTAAAGACGGCAAGCCGTACAAGTTTTCCACCAAGTATAAGCCGTACCTATTTATTCCTTCTAATAAATCCACCGAGTATACGAACCTGAAGGGTGAGTATGTCGGACGCGTAGACTTCGACTCTATGTACGAGGCACGCGAGTTCCTCAACCAATACGACAACGTAAGCGGCATGAATATTTATGGTCTGTCCGACTTTACGTACATGTATATCTATGACAACTACAGAGGGCAGATCAAGTATGATCCGGCCCAAATTTCTGTTTGTTCAATCGACATCGAAACTGCCATTGACGGTGGTTTCCCTGATATTGATCTCGCACAAAACGAGATCACTGCCATTACCATCGGCCGCAATGGTAAGAAGGTTTCCTTTGGCTGCGGTGAATACAAGGAGCATAAACCTAATGTCAAATATTACAAGTGCAGGGATGAAGCAGCCCTTCTGGAGTCTTTCCTCGGGGTCTGGAATGGACCAGAATATTCGCCTGACGTTGTCACCGGCTGGAACATCGAATTTTTCGACGTCCCCTATCTCGTCAATCGTATCCGAAGAGTACTCGGCGAAGACGCAGCTCTCCGCCTTTCGCCTTGGGGAATCCTCAAAGACTACCAGGTACCCGTCCGAGGACGAAATCAACTGGCCTATACACCAGTAGGCATTGCAGTACTTGACTACATGAACCTCTACAAGAAGTTCACGTATGTCACACGCGAGTCCTATAAACTCGATCATATTGCCTTGGTAGAACTTGGCGAGCAGAAGCTCGACTACTCTGAGTATGATAACCTAGATGATCTTCGTCTGAAGAACTTCCAGCTATACATGGAATACAACATCCATGACGTGGAACTTGTCGAGAAACTCGAGGACAAGCTGAAGCTGATCGAGCTGGTCTATGCCATGGCTTATGATGCCAAGATCAACTACAACGATTGTCTTGCATCCGTGAAGCAGTGGGATGTTATCACTCACAACTATCTGATGGATCGTAACATTGTTGTCAATCCGTTTGGTAAGTCAAACGGTGGTGCACTGGTCGGTGGCCACGTCAAGGAACCTAAGACCGGTTTGAGCAAATGGGTTGTGTCGTTCGACCTTAACTCCCTTTACCCTCACCTTATCATGCAGTACAATATCTCCCCCGAGACGTTTGTTACTCGCTTGAATGATAAGGTGACGGTCGACGACCTACTTGTTGGCGGTGCAGAGAAGTTCGGTGAATATCTTAAGAAAACGAACTGTGCTCTCGCCGCCAACCTTTGTATGTATTCGAAAGAGAAACGTGGTTTCCTTCCGAGTCTGATGGATCGTATGTACAACGATCGTACGATGTACAAGAAGCAGATGATCGAGGTCAAGAAGGAATACGAGAAGACCAAGGACAAGAAACTCCTCAAGGAGATTGCTCGCCTTGATAACATGCAGATGGCCAAGAAGATCCAGTTGAACTCGGCTTACGGTGCATTGGGTAACCAATACTTCCGTTGGTTCGATATCAACCACGCCGAAGCCATCACCATGTCTGGTCAGTTGTCAATTCGTTGGATCGAGAAGAAGATCAACGAGTATCTCAACCGTCTCTTCAAGACCGAGAACATGGACTACGTGATTGCATCGGACACAGACTCGATCTACATCACGCTCGAGTATCTTGTGCATATGATGTATCCGAATGGTGCAGAAGACGAGACGATCGTCAAGTTCATCGATGATGCTTGTAAGCAGAAGATTGAACCGTTCATCGATCGTGCATACCAAGAGTTGGCAGACAACATGAATGCCTATGCCCAGAAGATGCAGATGAAGCGTGAGAACATCGCGAACAAGGGAATCTGGAAGGCAAAGAAGATGTACATCCTCAACGTCTGGAACTCCGAGGGTGTGCAGTACGACAAGCCAAAGCTTAAGATGATGGGTATCGAGGCTGTTCGTTCATCGACTCCTCCGGCCTGTCGTGATGGCATTAAGAAGTCTCTCGAGATTATCATGAACGAGGATGAGGCTGCACTGCATCGGTACGTGGCCGACTTCCGTGTGAACTTCAACACACTTCCTTTTGATGAGATTGCTTTCACCTCTTCGGTCAAGGACATGGAGAAGTACTTCATGGCCGGTCAGTTCCAATCTGGTTGTCCGATCCACGTACGTGGTGCCGTGGTCTACAATAAGATCGTCAAGGATTTGAAGCTCCAGAATAAATATGAAACCATCGGCTCAGGTGAAAAGATCAAGTTCGCTTATCTCAAGAAGCCGAACCCTACAAAGGAGCATGTCATCTCTTGTCCGTCTACACTTCCGAAAGAGTTTGGCCTCGAGCCGTTCATCGATCGCGAACTGCAATTTGACAAGGCATACATCAAACCTATCGAGTCTATCATCAACACAATCGGTTGGCACGTAGAGAAACGTGCAACACTGGAGGATTTCTTTTCATGAACATTTCAGAACTAGACGACTTCGACTTTGGTTTTACAACCGTAAGCGAAGATGTATTTGCCCAAGCAGAGGCAGCAACACAAGAAGGTCAACTTAAAGCAGAACAAATTTATAAGATGGTTCTACCTCTTTTAAATAATCTTGCTAAGGATGCAGACAAGAATGCTTATATCCATTGGCCAAACAGAGCAACTAAGATTGAAGAGTTTAAGAAAAAGTTGCAGTCTGTTATCAATTCTTGATGTACATTATTCATATTTCGTGCTATACTCAGAATACAAGGAGGACATATGTCGGATCTATTAAATAAACTTCGTAAGAATACAACAATCAAGGACTCAGATATCTTATCGGATTCTAAGTTCTTTAATGCCAAGGACATGGTTGCAACCACAGTCCCTGCCATTAACATTGCCCTGAGCGGTAAGATCAACGGCGGCTTCGTGCCTGGTCTGACTATCTGGGCAGGTCCATCGAAGCACTTCAAGACTTCGTTCAGTCTCTTGATGGCCAAGGCATACATGGATAAGTATCAAGATGCTGTGATGCTCTTCTATGACTCAGAGTTCGGTACACCTCAGGCATACTTCGATTCGTTCGGCATCGATACCTCACGTGTCCTGCATACGCCGATCACTGATGTTGAACAGTTGAAGTTTGATATCATGCATCAGTTCGAGGAGATCAAGCGTGGTGACCGTGTCATCGTGGTGATCGACTCGGTCGGTAACCTTGCTTCGAAGAAGGAAGTCGAGGATGCACTGAAGCAAAACTCTGCTGCCGATATGACACGTGCAAAGCAACTCAAGTCGCTCTTCCGCATGGTTACGCCCCATCTTAACCTGAAGGATATTCCTCTGATCGTGGTTAACCACACCTATCAGACTCAAGAGATGTACTCGAAGGCCGTTGTATCTGGCGGTACTGGCATCTATTACTCGGCTGACAATATCTTCATCATCGGTCGTCAGCAAGAGAAGGATGGCAAGGACATCACCGGTTATAACTTCATCATCAATGTTGAGAAGAGCCGGTTCGTCAAAGAAAAGAGCAAGATCCCAATCGAAGTATCGTGGGATAAGGGCATCAGCAAATGGTCTGGTCTGATGGACATGGCTCTCGAGTCTGGCCACGTAATCAAACCAAAGGTTGGTTGGTTCCAAAAGGTTGACATGACCACTGGTGAGATCCTTGACAAGAACTATCGTATGGCTGATACATACGACTTTAGTTTCTGGCATCCAATTCTTCAGTGTGCTAAGTTCAATGAGTTCATTGAGAAGAAGTATGCCGTGGCTGCTGGTGCTATCATGCAGGGTGAAGATGATGTTGAATCTGTTTATGAAGATCTGGAGGACGAATGAGAATTGAGAATGTTATCTTTGGCAATCTTATCAACAACGAGGAGTATGCACGTAAGGTAATCCCATTCTTAAAGTCTGAGTATTTCACTGATAATGTTGATCGTACTGTCTATGAACTGATTGAAGAGTATGTTGGCAAGTATAGTAAGTTTCCTACTAGGGAAGCTCTTGCCATCGACCTTGGCAACAAGGGCGGTCTGAGTGATGATCAGTTCAAGTCAGCGGAAACACTCATTGGTGATCTAGCCAAGAGTGAAGACCGTGAAATCGATTGGCTTATTGATTCTACCGAGAAGTTCTGTAAGGACAAGGCTCTTTACAATGCTCTCATGGAATCGATCAAGCTGGTCGATGATAACAAGAGGAAGGATGGCATCTCTGTGGGTGCCATCCCTCAACTTCTGTCTGATGCATTGGCTGTATCATTCGACTCAAGTATCGGTCACGACTTCCTTGACGACTCCGATGCTCGTTACGAGTTCTATCATCGTACCGAGGTGAAGATCCCGTTCGACCTGGACTTCTTCAACAAGATCACGAATGGTGGCTTGCCTCGTAAGACTCTGAACATTGCCCTTGCCGGTACCGGTGTGGGTAAGTCATTGTTCATGTGTCACTGCGCTGCAGCCAACTTGATGTCAGGTCTGAATGTCCTGTATATCACCATGGAAATGTCTGAAGAAAAGATCGCCGAACGTATCGACACCAATCTTCTTGGCATGTCGACTGCAGATCTTCGTGAACTTCCGAAGACAACCTATGACACTCTCATGGGTCGTGTGAAGAAGCGTGCCAAGGGCAAGTTGATCGTGAAGGAATATCCGACCGCCTGTGCAGGTTCGGCTAACTTCCGTCACCTTATCAATGAGCTAAAGATCAAGAAGAACTTTGTACCTGACATCATCTATATCGACTACCTGAACATCTGTATGTCCAGTCGTATTCGTGCCGGATCCAATGTCAACTCCTACACGATGATTAAGGCTATTGCCGAAGAACTTCGTGGTCTGGCAGTCGAGTGCAACGTTCCTATCGTGTCGGCTACTCAGACAACTCGTACCGGTTATTCGTCATCTGATGTTGGCCTCGAGGATACCTCAGAGTCGTTTGGTCTGCCAGCCACAGCTGACTTCATGTTTGCCTTGATCTCGTCTGAGGAACTGCAACAGCTTGGTCAGATCATGGTGAAGCAGTTGAAGAACCGTTATGGCGATCCTGCCATGCACAAACGGTTTGTTATCGGTGTTGACTACTCTAAGATGAAGTTGTACAACACAGAGGAGTCTGCTCAGGATGATCTCGTTGATGATACACCTATCTTCGACAAGACCAACACCGGCGAACGATATGAGAATGACTACAAGCCTGCAAGTAAGTTTGACAAAATGAAATTCAAAGGATTCAAGTGATGGTAAACTACTAGGTACAAGCAACTGGTAATTTGGTTCCTACTCCTTCAGTGAATCAACC